ATGACCCAGCCTTTTATAGGCGAGATTCGCCTGTTTCCCTATGGTTTCCCGCCCGCAGGATGGGCCTATTGTGCAGGTCAGTTGCTCAGCACGCAGCAAAACCAGCCGCTGTTCGTATTGCTTGGTAGCCAGTATGGCGGGAACGGCGTCACAACCTTCGCCCTGCCCGATCTGCGCGGCCGCGCGTTGATCGGCACGGGGACCGGGGGCGGGGCCACCTATGCGCAGGGCCAGCTGGGCGGTGTCGAGACTGTCACGCTGGTCTCAGACCAGATCCCGTCTCACAGCCATTTGTGGCAGGTGACGCGCGATGTCGGCGACACGTCGGCGCCCGCATCGAATTATTTCGCGGGAAGCCGATCGAGCGACCAGCCCGCCGCCGCCGCCTATGCCACGAATCCGACGACCATGGTTCCGATGGCGTCGACGACGATCGGCCTTGGTGGCGGATCGCAGCCCCACAACAATATGCAGCCCTATATCGCGCTGGCCTACTGCATCGCGCTTCGGGGCGTCTATCCGACGCGCGATTGAGCGCAAGACTCCACCGCATCCGCGAGGATCTGACATGACCACTCCCTTCACAGGCGAGATCCGGGTGTTCGCCGGCAACTTCGCCCCCCGCGACTGGCATTTTTGCGACGGGTCGACGCTGCAGATCAATGATTATTACCAGCTCTATTCCTTGCTGGGCACCGCTTATGGGGGAGATGGCGTGGTGACCTTCGCTCTTCCCGACCTGCGCGGTCGTATCCCGATCGGACAAGGCCAGGGCCCCGGACTCAGCAACCGCGCGCTTGCCGAGATGGCCGGCACCGAAAGCGTGACGCTGACCGCGCAGCAGGTCCCGGCTCATAGCCACGGCGTCGTCGTCACGGCCGATCCGGCCGCGGCGTCTCAACCGGGCGGCCAGCTACCCGCGGCGCCGTCGAACGACGGCCTGTTCTATCTTCCGCCCAATGTCGGCAATCAGGTCGATGCGACGATGGCCCCGGACAGCATCATGCCGGCAGGCGGAGGACGGGCGCACGAAAACCGCATGCCCATCACGGCGATGAACTTCATTATCGCGTTGACGGGTATGTACCCGTCGCGCAACTGACGCGAGGGGGAACGACATGGACCCGTTTATCGGCGAAGTCCGCGCGCTCGGCTTCACCTATCCGCCCCGCGGCTGGCTGGTCTGCGACGGCACGACCTATTCCGTTCAGCAATATTCCCAGCTCTTCGCCGTCATCGGCCGCACCTATGGTGGCGACGGCACGACGACCTTCGCCGTACCCAACCTGCAGGGCGTTGCCCTGGTGCACCAGGGCAAGGGAGAAGGCCTGACCGACTATGCGCTGAACCAGAGCGCCGGCGCGATCACGGTGGCCCTGACGCTCGATGAGCTCGGCGCTCATGACCACCCGGCCGTAGCCAAGGTCAATCAGAGCGGAAGCGCCAACATGCATAGCGTGCCGGTTGCCGGCGATCAGCTGTCGCGCTTCGCCTTCGCGAATAGTCCCGGCGCGGCGTTCAACACACCGCCACTAACGGACCGTGACACGTTCGACTCCCGGATGATCGAGCCGACCGGTGCCGGACAACCTCATACCAACCAGCAGCCCTATCTCTCGATGATCTATTGCATCGCGGCGAAGGGCATCATGCCGGAGCGCAATTGACGCCGCGCCCGATCAACTGGTCCCTATCGCTCGCCAAGGCGAGGGCGCGCCACGTTGCCGGACGCACAGGCCTGACCAGGATCGATCAAGCCGAGCCTGCGGGTGTAGGGAATACACCCATAATCGACTGAATCGGGACTATCGGGGCACTGCCCCTTGCGTTAGCCCTCGTAACGTACGCGTTCTGATCGGACAGGGACGCGACGGTCGCTTCTCTGGGGGAGGGATATGAGCCAGCAATTCGTGGGCGAAGTTCGCCTGTTTCCGTACAGCTTTGCCCCCAGGACCTGGGCCTATTGTTCGGGCCAGATCCTGCCCATCCAGCAGAATCAGGCCCTGTTCGCGCTGATCGGCACCACCTATGGCGGCAACGGCTCGACGACCTTCGCCCTGCCCGACATGCGCGGTCGCACGGTGGTCGGCATGGGAAGCGGGCCGCTGGGCACCTATCAATGGGGACAGGTGGGTGGCAGTGAGACCGTCACGCTGCTCCAGAACCAGATCCCGGCGCACACCCATCTGTGGCAGGTGACGCGCGACGCCGGCGACACGACCGCGCCTGCGTCCAACTATTTCGCGGCCAGTCGCGCCGGCGGCCAGCCGGCAGCGGCTTACGGTGCCCAGACGACGCCGGTCGTGCTGGCGCCGACCACGATCGGCATCGGCGGCGGGTCGCAGCCGCATGAGAATATGCAGCCCTATCTGGGACTTGCCTATTGCATCGCGCTTCAGGGCATCTTCCCGTCGCGCAACTGAGCGCGCCCACAGACCGCATTTTGCGAGGATATCGAGATGAGCGATCCCTATCTGGGCGAAATCCGGCCGTTCGCAGGCACGTTCGCGCCGCGCAACTGGCTGCTGTGCAACGGCCAGTCGGTCAGCATCGCGCAATATGACGCGCTCTTCACCCTGCTCGGCACCACCTTTGGTGGCGACGGGTCGACGACCTTCGGCGTGCCCGATCTTCGTGGCAGACTCCCGGTGGGCGTCGGCCAGGGCCCCGGCCTGACCAATCGCGTTCTGGGCCAGGTCGGCGGGGTCGAGAGCGTGACGCTGACCACCACGCAGATGGCGGCGCACAGCCATGCCGTTATCGTCTCGGGCGATGCGGCGGAATCACCGCAGCCTGCCAACAACGTCCCGGCGGCACCGGCCAATGGCGGCGTCTTCTACCTGCCGCCAGGCGTAGGCGCTCAGAACGATGCACCGCTTGCCGGGGATTGCATCACGCCCATCGGCAATGGCCAGCCGCATGAAAATCGCATGCCGGTCACCGCCATCACCTACATCATCTCGACTGCCGGCGTCTTTCCGCAGCGCAACTGACGAACGAGGGGGAAACTCATATGGCGGATCCATTTGTTGGCGAGCTCCGGGTGATGGCCTTCAGCTATGCGCCCGCCGGCTGGGTGCCGTGCGACGGCCGCCTGTTGTCGGTGTCGCAGTTCACCCCATTATACGCGGTTATCGGCAGCCTCTATGGCGGCAACGGCACGACGACTTTCGCGGTCCCCGACCTGCGCGGCTCGGCAACGATCGGCCAGGGTCAGGGAACCGGACTGACCAACTATGTCGTAGGGGAAACCGCAGGCGCGACCACGGTCACGCTGACACTGAACGAATTGCCGGCGCACACCCATGTGCCAGACGCCAAGGTCAATCAGAGCGGCACGGCGAACATGCACAATGTACCCGTAACCGGCGACCAGCTGTCGCGCTTCGCCCCTTCGGGCGGCATCGGATCGGCCTACAACAATCCCCCGCTGAACAACCCGGCGACCTTTGCCGCGACGATGATTCAGCCGGCGGGCGGAAGCGAGGCCCATTCCAATCAGCAACCCTATCTGGCGATGATGTACTGCATCGCGACCACGGGGATCTTCCCGTCACGCAACTGAGGCGGGGCGCCTGACATGCGCGCACTCTGCGACCGGCTGGTGCTGGCGGGACCAAAGCGGATGCAAGGGCTTCGCAGTCGCAGCAAACATTCATTATCGACCCAACCGCGCTGTCCGGCGAGCCTGGCTTGCCCTAGCGCCTGACACATCGTCCTTCACGTGAAGAGGGATAGGCGCGCAATCCGCCGCGCGGGGAGGACGCATGAGTCAGCAGTTCGTCGGCGAAATCCGGCTGTTTCCCTTCGCCTTCGCACCCCGGACCTGGGCCCTGTGCGCGGGGCAGCTGATCGGGGTGCAGCAGAATGCGACGCTGTTCGCGCTGCTTGGCACACTTTACGGCGGCGACGGCACGACCAGTTTCGCCCTGCCCGACCTGCGCGGCCGCGCGCTGATCGGCAGCGGGACGGGGCACGGCGCAAGCTATGCGAACGGTCAGGCCGCGGGTAGCGAGTCGGTGACGCTCGTCCCGGCACAAATCCCGGAGCATCGTCATGCGTGGCAGGTGACGCGCGATCCCGGCGACACGATCGCCCCCGCCAGCAATCACTACGCCGCAGGCCGCGCGGGCGGGCAGCCGGCAGCCACCTATGGCGCGCTCGCCACGCCGGTGACGATGGCCCCGACCACGATCGGCACAACCGGCGCGTCGCGGCCACACGACAATATGCAGCCCTTTACCGTGCTCAACTACTGCATCGCCCTCGAGGGCACCTACCCGTCGCGCAACTGACCGGCGCGATCCTGCAGCTTCAAGGATTTCCGAATGAGCAATCCCTATCTGGGCGAGATCAGGCCGTTCGCCGGAATCTTCGCGCCGTGCGACTGGCATTTCTGCGACGGCTCACTGCTCGACATCGCGACCAATCAGCCGCTTTTCGCCCTGCTCGGTACCGCGTTCGGCGGCGATGGCGAAACAAGCTTTGCCCTGCCCGATCTGCGCGGCCGGATCCCGATCGGACAGGGTCAGGGTCCGGGATTGACCGACCGGGCGATCGGTCAGCAGTCCGGCAGCGAAACCGTCACCCTGACCATCGACCAACTGCCGGCCCACAGCCATGCCGTGACGGTGACGTCCAGCGCCGCCACCTCGCCCCAGCCCGGTGGAAACGTACCCGCCACGCCGGCCAACGGCGCGGCATTCTACCTGCCCCCCGATGTCGGCACGCAGGTCGATGCACCCCTGGCTACGGATACGCTGCAGTCCGCGGGTGGTGGCCAGGCGCACGAGAACCGGATGCCGACCGCCGCCATCAGTTTCATCATCTCGCTGACGGGCGCGGTCCCGCAGCCCGACTGACCCGCGAGGAGCCAAGCCATGATGCCCTATATCGGCGAAATCCGCGCCTTCGCCTTCGGCTACGCCCCCAGCTGCTGGATCCCCTGTGACGGACGGATGCTGACCATCGACGACTTCTCGCCGCTCTTCGTGGTGATCCGAAACGTCTATGGCGGCGACGGCGAAACGACGTTCGCGATTCCCGATCTTCGGGGTGCCGCGCTTGCCGGCCAGGGGCTGGGACCGGGCCTGAGCCCCTATGCGATCCCCGAGGTCGTCGGCCAGTGCGAGGTGACGCTGACGATGGACCAGCTGCCCGCCCACACGCATACCGCGCGGGCAAAGGTGAATGCCTCCGGCGTCGCCAACATGCACGGCGCGCCGCAACCCGGCGATCAGCTGTCGCGGCTCGCGCCGGTCGGGGTCGTCGGTTCCGCCTTCAACACGCCGCCGCTCACCAATCCGGCCAGCTTCGCGCCGGAGATGGTACAGGCCGCGGGCGGCGGTCAGGCGCATGACAATCAGCGGCCCTATCTGGCGATGATGTATTGCATCGCCGCCATCGGCCTGGTGCCCGTCCCGCCCGATGGCAGTTCGAACGGGCAACGACGCTAA